ACCTGCCTCCGGGAGTGGCTTCAGATAAGGATATAGAGTTAATTAAAAGTGGTTTTCCTAATTCTTCTTGGTCTTCCCCAGAAATTGAACAATGGTTAAGAGCAGTGGCAAAAATATCCGCTGTGTCTTCTGCAAAAAAAGATGCTTTTGCTGACTACTTAAACGAAAACAGAGGAAATGCCGCAGGGTTTAATGAGCAATGGAAAGAAACTTTAAAGAGTGAAGGTTTTACAGATAAACTTTATAAAGAGTATAATTTAGGCGCTGTTACTAGTGCATCTGATGATCCTAGAACACAAGAGTTCGATCAAGATTTTGCAGATAGTTTAAAACCAAGAGAAGAAGATAAGTCTGTTGCTGAAACTGGTGCTGTTGGCGCATTACTTAAAAGTTTATAGTTTTCTTTAAAAGACAGGAATATTTAAAATGATAACAGGTGAAAGAAGATTACCTAACGGTGAAACAATTACAGGAGTTCCTGTAAATTATTCTCAGGAAGATTTCAGAGCTTACGCAATAGCTAAAGGATTAGCAACGGAAGAGGAATATAATAAAGACTATGAAACAACTGCTGATTATCTTTCTTTAGCAGGAGAGGTAGGAGGAGGATTAGGTGGTGCTTATTTAGGAGCAGTTTACGGAAGTGCCGTGGGTCCTGTTGGTACAATTGTTGGAGGAGCTATTGGTGCGGCAACAGGTTACTTTTTAGGAGAAGTTGGAGAGTCCTATGTAGAAGATAGGGATTTTGATGTTTCAAAAGCAGGTGAAGAAGCTTTATATGCCGGAGCTACTGATGCCGCCTTTGGCGCAGGTTTTGCGGCAGTAGGTAAAGTTATTTCTAAAATATGGAGTCCTTTTCAAAAAGCGTTTAGTCCAACTTATGTTGCAGGAGGAAATGAGTCAGAAGCCGCTAGAACTGCTTTAGCTATACAAAGAGGCGAGACAACATTAGAAAGAGTAGCAACGGAAGGCAATCTCCCTGTAAAGCAGATAGAACTCATACAAAGAAATATTGGTAAAAGAAAGGAAGAACTAGAACAGATTGAAGCTTTAAATGTTAAACTAACAGAGAGAGGGGATCGTATGCTTCCCCAACAAGCTGTTCCTGAGTTTAGAGGAGCGGCTTTAGCGCAAGACTATGCCGCAAGTTCTGCCTTTTTAAAAGAAGAATATGAATCCATTGTTAAAGGTCAAGAAAATTTCATCAAGGATTCTTTTGAGGAGCTTTTAACAGGAAGTTTAAGCAAAGGGCTGACTAGAGATGAAGTAGGAATAGCTGTTCAAGCTTTAGTTAAAGACACCGACAAAGCTTTGACGGCTAAAGTAGCTCCGTTGTATAGAGCTATTGACAAAGAAGGTTCTGTATTTTTAGGGACAGGCACTGTTAAGAATAACGCTTTAAGAGCAATGAAAGCTTTACCTGTATCCTCTGAAATAAAGAGTGCAGTTAATTACATATCTAAGTTAAACAATAAACTTTCTCCTGCTGAAACAACTAAGGCGATCAATAAGCTTAGAAGCTTAAGTCAAAACTACACAAGCCCACAAGCTAGAAACATACTTAACTCAGCCGCAAACAATCTTAACAAGCAGTTAAAAAGACATGGTAGATTAATTAGACCTGAAGCTACTCGAAAGCTAGGTACTGCCGCTCTTAATGAGCTAACTAAGCGCACTGGAGACTCTGGAATTTTAGGCGCACATAGAAAAATAGCGGATAAACTAGTTAGTATGAGAGATGAGATGTCCTTCGCGGAAGCACACTTAGAACTCTCTACACTTAAAGCGATGCAAAGAGATGCCGCGGCTTCTGTAGGGGAGAAAAGCTCTAAAGCTGAAGCTTTAATTAATAAAGCTATTGATAGCTTAAGCAAATCTATGGACACCTCAGCAGAGAAATTCAATCCTGTGTTAAATCAGAAGTACAAACAAGTTAGTGAGCTTTATAGGGAAGGGATTAAAGACATTCACGGAGATTGGATTGTAAAAGCTGTGAACAAAGGAAACCCTGCTCAAATAGGAGAATTTTTAGTAAAGAACGGGGAAAGAACAAGTGTTAATCAGTTAAATAGACTCATTAGTAGGGCTAAAACCTTAGGAAAAGATGTTAAAGGTAATGACTTAATGAAGTCAATCGAAAGAGAGTACTTAAACAATTTATTTCCCTCTAAATCTTCAAACGATGGTTTAGTTTTTATTAAAAACATGAACAAGGAAAAGTTTGCAGACACCTTTAAAGCTATTGTTGGCAAAGAACGAGGAGAGAAAATACAGACGTTAGCTAATGAAATAGACCTGCTCAGTAAAGGTATACAAGGCTCAGAAGGAGCTTTATCTTTATCTATCAGAGGCGGTGAAATTTCGGAACTAAAAGCACCTACACTTTTAGGAGGCGGTCTTTATTTGGTTCTAGGTAAAGTTGTTAAAGGTCAACTTAGTTCAAAAACAGTTTCTAAAAAAATAGCCCTTGCTAAACAAGCTAACGCAAAACTAGCCAGAGGAGAAGAACTTTCTAGTGACGTTATAAAGTCTTTGTTAGCTATTCCCGCAGGTATAACTGTTGGAGCTACAATACCTCAAGACTAAAAAAAGCCCTTTAGGTTTCCCTAGAGGGCTTTAGTTTTATAACAAGTTACAACTCTATACTATTTCACATGCTCCACCTACACACGCTAACTCTTGAGAACCTGTAGTATTATCCTCTTGTTCAAAATGTTCAAGGTCATTCCAATCAACACCCACAGGCATCTGCTGTACTAACTCCTGATACTTTTCCTCGCTGATGTCTTCATAAGGAGCTTGCTGATACACATGATCACTTACTGGCAACAAGCTAATCCCACTGCACAAGTCAAAGTTATTCCAAATCCACTGTGCTACTTCCAAGAACTCATCGTCTGTATAATAAACAGTGATACTTGGCTTATGTTCACACCAGTGGTTCTGGTAAGCCTTCCATAACTTAAGCTGTTCCATTGCACCCACCTGTTTAACTGTGACACTAGTCTCTGGGGACTTTACAGGGAAGCTATAGACTAAGGACGCAGGGGACATAATGTCTTGCTCTACAGGGAATCCTCCGGCTGACATAAACTGTGCAAGCGGGTCTTTCGCGTCTGAACGAACTCTTCTAATGTAATGCTTAGAAAACCTAGGATGAATGCCACTAGCGCTATCGACCAACTGAGACACAGTACCACTAGGCTTAACGCACGTAATAGCCACTGACTGGTTGATTCCCAACTTTTTTGCCCAAGCTTTATTAGTTTTGATTGCCACATCTTTTAAATCCTCCAACCACTTTGCTGATATTATGTCATCACTTAAGACCTTGTGATCCATAATGCCTGTCAAGCTTAAACCAAGCAATGCCTCTTCCTCTGTGTTTCTCTGCCACAACTTACGTAGATACCTAAAGTCAGTCAGAGTAGCCTGTAGAGTCCCTATGATAGCCGCTAGTTCTACTTTTTCCTTAAGGGTAGCTTTGGTATCATTAGCACGTACAACCACCTCAGACAGGTTACAGAACTGATTACTGCGTAGGATAATCTCAGAGCAAGGGTTAGTACCAAAGTCCTGCTCAGGGTCTCTACGTCCGTTCCTAGCGGCTATCTTCTGTGCCGCAACTCTACTAAAGATACCACGCTCACCTGCTTTAGACTCGTACATGTTCTGCATTTCAGACAGAAAGGACTCAAAGTCAGGCTTCTCTGTGTACGCTACGCTGTTGTTAGCGAGTCTACGGTGTCCTTCACTGCGCCACCAATCACCCATCTTAGCCTTAGCCATGCGTGGATCGGATAGGTTGGACAGGCTAATCAAAGCAGACCTACGTACACCACCCACTACTACAATGTCAGCTATCTTACAGCAGATGTCGTGACACTCAATGGATGTCAGCTTACGTCCTGTGGCCTTGGTAAACACCTCTATACAGAAGTTAAACAAATCTACCAAAGGCTCAGGGCCGCTTGCTCTACCACCGAATGTCTTAAGCCTTGCTCCGGCAGGTCTCACTTTGCTCACATCCCACTGAGGTACTTTACCTGCGTACAACATAGCTATCAACTCACGGAATGCGGAAGCCCAACCTATCTTACTGTCGGAGACAACAATCATACTGTCAGTTTTATGGAAGGACTCAGCAACCATCGGTAGCTTGTTGATAAAGTTACGCTCAACACTGAAGCCTACACCTGTGCCACACATCAGGACATACATCAACTCATCAAAGCTACGAGGTGAGTCTATGTGTAAGTAGCTACAGTTGAACCCTGCTACATTGTCTTTGTCTAATGCTTCCCCTGCTGTCATCATACATCGCATTGAGGGCATTACTTTTAAGCTGTGTATTCCGTTGTACAGGCGCTTGGCTGTCTTCTTGTCAAGCTGTCCACGGTTGACCCAGAAGTCCACATAACGCTGTACTGTCTCCTCCCAAGTCTCTCTACGTTTCTCTTCAGGCATCCAACGTGCGTAGCGAGACTTATGTATAAACTGCTGATATTGATCCATTATTGTTTTCCCTCTATAAAATATTCAGCTATATGACATTCTTCAGAAAAACGGTTAGCTACTGTAAGCGTTCTCTTATTTATCGTATGGCCTTCTTTTTTTAGTTCATAGATTCTCGCGGCTAGTCGCGTAATCCCTAAGTCACGGAAAGAATCTAATGTTGTGATTGTCTTTCCACTTTCCAACCAATCCAATACCCTATGTGCTTGTGTCATTAACTATTCTCCTTGGAAACCATAATGGTTAGTTTGTTTAAATACCACTTAGCTTTATTTAAGTCCTCTACCTGCTTGCCCTTATAGTCGTACCTCCAAAGGTACTTCATACAGTTACCCTTGAGGTATCCTTTGAATGCTACTGAGGACATGGACTCTTCTATAGCTTCAATACACTCAATGTTGCCTGTATTATAATGCTTAGGCTTATTAACTACATCCTCAAGTTCTTCATCAGCCATGTCCACATAA